TTTAGGTGGGACATAGGCACCACAATAAACACCACAAACACCACCACAGGCACCATCATAGGAGGTAACTCCTATGAAAGATAGATGGATACAGAAGGCGGTAAAGAAGAAGGGTAGGGTTCACCGATATCTAATGAAATTATACGGAAAAAGAGCGTTTACTAAGGATGGTGACATAAAAATAGAGTATCTAAATAAGGCAATTCGTCACGTGAAGAGAACTTATTCGAAAGGCTCTGAAGAGCGTAAGTCTCTTCTATCCGCCCTCCTCTTAGCAAAGAGGCTAAAGAGGATGAGGAAATGAACAAGAAGGAAATAATGAGGAGGATAAGAATAAAAGAAAAGATCATAAAAAAGTATCAACGTGATATAGAATTTGACAAGTCTATGATAAAGAAAGAAAAAGAGGACATCAAAAAATTAAAACGGATGCTAAAAAAATAGCCCTTTTTAAAGTCACATTTTCTTTTTTCATTTGATGAGTGCGTTAGGGGATGTAATCTATATTTTAGGTATTTTGATTCCTCTTTTGGGCTTAATTGTAAGGAACTATATGTTAAACCTAATGGGCTTTGTGATGGGTACTATAGGCTTTCTAGTGTTTGTGTCTAATCAGACAGACATAACGTTTTCTGCATCAACATTTTACATATCGTTTTTGCCGTTAGCCTTTGGGTTGTTGAATTTTGCCTACTTTTTCAACTGGCTTAAGGAGGATCACATATGAGGTGGATGGCAAATGGTCTTACTAGTCCCAAAAATATACGCCGTAACAGCCCTAGGTTTCGATACAATTATGTTGACTACTGCTCTGCTGTTCAGAAAGCCAAAGCACAAGAAAGAGAAACAACAATTAGATCACAGATTCATAGGGTGGTACCTCGTCATTTCGTCAGCAGTCGCCTTAATCGTAAGTCACTTTGTTTCCTATGCGTCTTTAGTAGATTATTACATGGGGTTGGGAATTGATGGTGCAATCTTTTACATGGGGTTGAGGTGTCTGTATGTCTGATGGGAAATTAATTTCATTTTGGGAAGAAGAATTAAGAAAAGCCCAAACATTTGAAGAGCTAAGACAGAAGTATGAAGAGGCACAAAAACAAATAAATGACGGGAAAGCTCTCAAGAAACTATACAAAGTTTATGAAAAGAGAGAATTCGAAATAAAGAAGGCTCAGTTTGAACAGCTGAAAGCAGAGTTAGCCAAAAAGAAGAAGAAGTTTAAGAAAGAGAAAGTAGACATCCAAGTAAAAATCGCCAAAAAGTGGATAAACAGCAGACTTTTCACAGCTGAGCACTACGTTGCAATGCTTCAGCAGAGTAAAGATGGATTACAGTTACTGTTTCTCAGGAAAGTTAAGTTAGTAGAGAACCAAGGCTATCTAATGTTGGAAAATAGGAAACTAAGAAAATCATGGGTCTTAAACGGGGAACCTCTTCTATTGGAAAAGAATCGATTCCCGTTTGGGAAAAAGTTTGTGGCGGTCTGGTTTACTTTACCTGACTTTCCTTACACACTTAGTTTAAGTATAGACGACAAGATCAGACAACTGACGCTTAAGACTCTCAACGCCCCACAGATTATTCATTCCATCATCAAGACGAAATTCTTTGAGGCTTTAGCCCGTGTGGGATCAGGGCCTGATCTGATGATGCTCATTATCGGTGCGATAATGGGCATTGGAATCGGTGTGGCGGTTGGCTTTGGCATAGCTAATGCAAACTTAACGCATCTGTTGGCCCAGCACGCGGTGAATAGTACTGCGACTCATACGGTAAATCCATATCCTACATCAACCAAAGGGGTGACCTGACACGGCTAAGAAGAACGGCTTGACTGAAGTTGAACAATTGAAAAAGGAAAACGATGAACTGAAGAAGAAGTTAGCAGAGTTAGAGGCTTTAATGAACAACCAAGAGGAAGATGAGGAGGAGCTCCAAGAGATTGAGAACCCCTACACTGTTACCAACAGATCAATAAGCGAATTAGTAGAACCTAAGGATACTATGTTCTACTTATCAGGCTCACAGATATCGTTAATACTTACAGCTTTCGAATTCGCTAAACTTCCTAGTTATTTCGGGGAAGAGCCCGTGGTCGAACTGGCGGAATACGCTCATAAGCTTAAGCACTATTTAGTCAGCAAAGGCGGTAGGGGTAGAAGAGACATACTAAGAGTCCTCAGGGTATCATCAGGACAAGCGAAAGAGAACGTAAATAAGTCAATATTCAAACAGTTACTTCAGGGGGGTAGAGATAGCGATGTCACAGAAGAAGAATGACGAAATGTTGTGGTTGGCGCAGAAAATCGTTTCAGCGTACAACAATGTAGGATTTGTGTCCGCGGTGATTTTCGGGAAACAGGGCAGTGGCAAAACAACATACGCTTTCAAAGTCGCCCGTGATGTGTTTTGGAAACTCAACAACCTAAGCACTAAAGACGACGCATGGCAATACGTTCAGAACTCCTATTTCTTTGAACTTCCTGACGCTTTAAGCAAAATCCAAGATGCAATAGACAACGATTACCGTATCCCGCTGATTATTTTCGATGACGCGGGGATTTGGCTCTCAAAGTACGTATGGTATGAAGACTATATGAAAACGTTCTACAAGATATACGCTCTTATCAGGACTAGAGTTAGTGCGGTCATATTCACAACGCCTTCACCGGAAGACCTGGCGTTTTACTTAAGGGAAAAGGGATGGTACCAGATCCGCGTGACGATGGTAAATCGTAAGACGATGACAGCTAGGGCGACACTGTACTCCAAAGATTTCGGGCGAAACTCTAAGGGTGAAATTGTAACCCAGGTGAAGAAAAAGGCGTTAGACCTATTTAAAGTGCAAATTCCAGATAATATATATAAGGAATATATGCAAAGAAGAAGAGAGACGGAAAGAAAACTTTTACAGGAGTTAAGACAAATTCTGTCAACTTTGAACACAAACAACGTTGTAAACTAGAGTGGATAACGGGGGTTAGGTCAGTGTCTGTCTTAGCCATTCCGCGTATAAGGGATAGTATTTCTTTGTAAGTGTCAGTAGGTCTAAGTAGTGTCTGGTGAGGATTTGTGTAGGAGTCCTTCCCTCAAGGAAGTCTACAACCTCAGCGGGGATATTAAGCTCTAGGCACTTTGTGGCCACAAACTTCCTAACGTATTTTGGGTCTATCTTCAGTTCATGAAAGAGTTTTTTAGCGTAATTATAAGTGATTTGTAGTTTTTGTAACGGCGTAACGTGAAAGACATAAAACACACGCTTTGACCCTCTACTCCAGTTCATTGTATAAATATAATATGAACTTTCAATCGTCTCGTTTTTAGGGTCATATTCGTTGACAAGTTTGACCGCTTCCGTGAGCCTTATCCCGCTTTCCAGTAAAAGTTTGAATAGCAGTTCTACTTTAGTCCCTTTCACTTTTGTGAGCCATTCCTTAATTTCAGCCTCTGAGGGGACACGTAAATCCACGCCACTCTTTTTAGTCTTGATCTTCTTCCAGGCTTCTAAGTCACCCTTCCACTTATAGTACTTCTTCCACGCTAAGATTGACGCCTTATTATTAACGTCTAATGGCTTACGCAAATAATTTACATATTCTTTACAAGTTTCACGTGAAACTTTCTTTACACAGTCGTTATAAAATGCAAATAATTCCATTTCAGACGGTAATTTTTCAGTCTTTTTATCACCCGTAAAAGAAGCCTCATTTGTGATAACTACATTCAATTCATTATTAGATAAGGGCGATAAAAAGGTAGCCGGGCAGGGATTCGAACCCTGGTCCCAGGGGCCAGAGCCCTGTGGGGGGAACGCCCCCACAACCCCCGTTTTAGCGTTTTTAATGTAAAACCTGACCACCTCATCTAATTTACCAACGTAATTATCCCTTCTGTTACCTTCATTATCCTTCTCTATTAAGTAAACATAATACTTTCCCTTAACCTCACGAATTCTTATATCACCAAATGTGAAAACTTTATTACCCATTCCCTCAGCCCATTTATAATTATCACGTTGATGTTTAAAAAGGCTGATAACTATCAAAATTCACGTGGGATTGAAAGAAGGTGATAAAAATTCCATAGTTATGTAAAAAATGGCGGACCAGAGGTCCTTCATAGATCCTTCATAGCTCCTGAGGACCTGAGATGGTCCAGAGGAGGACCATTGAAGGACCAGAGATAGAGGTCCACCATAGACAAACAAAAAGGTATTACTTAACTAAAGTTCTGAGTGCAGCTGCAGCAATCATTGAGTGCTGCATATATGCAGCAACGCTACAGCCATCTCTTTATCAAACCTAAAAGACCTATCAATAACAAAATTAAGAAGAAAACCGAAAGAAATAGTATAAAACCCCACACAGACAGCAGTAGGACTTTGACCTCATCTTTAAGAGCAATCTTCAAGTTTCCGGTGTAATAAAGATCACCGAAAAAGTAAAACGTTGTGGTAAATATAAATGGATAAACAAAGTAGATGAATAACTTGCCTTTTCCATCTTTTTCATTTGGCATGTTTTCCGTTCACCCTAGTAAGATACTCCTTAAAGCTCTGATAGAAACCCCTCAGACTAACCCTTAATTCCGTTAGATTCTTCCAATAAGAAGTAGGGATTAGGTAGTAATAGCTAACCGCGTCTCTCTCAAACTTATCCTTCTTAATCTTGTTCTGTCTCTCAAGATTCAAGATTTGTAAAGCACTTATGCATTTGAGCTTATCCTCAGTATCGTTATAATGAATGAAGAATACCCGCCCTAATACGTCATATTTCTTTGCTATTTCTATTTTGGTACTAAGGATAGCATAGATACTTTCGCCGTAACGCTCTTTACTTTGCTCTTCAGTCCATGAGCTTCCAGTTATATCAATCCATGCCAAAGAATAGTATGAATCCTTAGCTTTCACATAAAGCGTTAGGTCATATTTGTCCTGCAATCCTTCATAATGTTCAAAATTAATAACGTTGGTAAGAGTGCCAACTCCAGTAGGCCTTAAGTATATATCAAAATCCAGTAGACCTTTCTTACGCCATTGAGCTAACTTAATTAATAGCTTTCCCAAAACCAGATACTCTCTTCCTAAATAAAAATTAGGTAAAATGTAGTCCTCGGTCTGATTGCCCCAATACTTTAGTTTAAAAGAGTCGGCCATTACGGGTCACCTCACGGGTCACCTCAACTACAATGATCTCATACCTATACGGATCTATTCCTGTGCCATGTAGCCTCCTGGCTTCATAAAGCCATTCTTCAACACTATTGAACCCGCTATAATCCACATATTTAGATAGGGAATCTAAAGTGATAGGAGCTATAGCAATAACTTTTCCAGGGAATTTCCTATCCCCAACATTTATGACAACTTTCTGGCCTATCTTGTAAAATGATCTCTTTCTAATTGTCGCAACTACCTTAGCTCCGTTCAATATATAATTCCGTACCACTTTTGAATTGAAAATCACAGACGGGTCACCTCATTTTTACTTTTTTTTACACTATCTTCTAGGGCTTCAGCTTCCATCCGCCCTTTCTGTGTTAGCTCGTAGATATAGACCCCTTTTCTGTTTGAATCGTGCATCTTTACGTAGCCATAAAGATGCAGATCTATCAGTCCATTAATTATATCATACTTTGAAAACCCCTTCTTCAATAAATCCGTTATCAGATCTTTATCTTTCATGAGTTTATTCTCAAGAAGAGTTAATAGAATCTCTTGCATCACTCTTTCCATGGCGGGTCACCTTATTTTTCTTGTAATTGTTTACTTCTTCATTTTTTACCTCCTTACTTATACTCATTGTTTTTCCCTCCTCCTATCCTTTTTATATCTACATTTAGGAATTTTATTATTCCTCCTTTTTTCTCTAAATATTTTATATCTATTCTAAATTCAAGATTTTCAAAGGTTTCATTATGCCAAACGTCACCATCATTGAACTTATTCCATACGTGATTCATCTGTTGAAAGTCGTTTTCCTTAAGCCACCAATAAAACCCTTTCCAATCCATTTCTTTATTTTCTTTTACAAATTTAAACATTTCAACAACATTTGTTTTATTATGTTTCACGTCAACTCACCTCAGCATCTGATAAAGATTTGCCTGGATCTTTTGACTTAAGAAAATCGCTCTTTCTAGCTTCTCTTTGTCGTAACTCTGAGTGATAATATCTATTTTTATATTATGTATAATACTAAGCAGTTCTCTAATGTCTTCATCTAACTCTAAGAATAGTTCTTTCTCTGAGACTTCAGTCATCTCAGTTCACCAACCTCTTTATTTTTGCGAATGTATCGTTTAGTTCCTTAAGAACTGCAGGCGGAACGACATACGAGTTCTGTTCTTTCCTCCAATTGTGCGTTTCGATCCAGTTGATAATCCTTTCTAACTCATTCATCAGTTCAAGTAATTTTGAGATATCGATATTGACTGTGTTCTTTGCCTCTGCTTTAACTTCATTATAGTTTATATTGAGATTAAGTACTGGCTGGGTGTTATTTTTGGCTAATTCAATGCCTAATTCTTTAACAGCTCTTTCTAAGTCTTCCTTATCTTCGGCCAGGGAAAAAATTATTGTTTCAAGTGTAAGCTTTACAATTTTTTTCTTCTGAGGTGGCAATTCCATATATTTCTGTTTCGCCACTACATTAATTCTAAAAGCCAGCAATGAAGTAATGCTGTAAAATAAGGGGTTTGTTTGTGGGTTTGTTTGTGTTTGTTTGTTTGACGTTTGTTTAACAGTTTTTTCTATACCCGCATTTTTTAGTTTGTTTGTTTGTGGGTTTGTTACAGTGCCATTAGAAAAATTTGTACTCATTGCATCACCTCAGCGATTTTCTGTTTTATCTCATTCTCGTGCTCTCTTAGATAGGCCTCAAGTGCCTCATTTAATACGTCTGAGAAAGTCCTACTCCTGGCCGATGCCAGAAGTTTAGTTTTTAAAAAAATATCTTCCCTTATCTTGAGGGTTGTTTTTACATACTTTTCCATGCTCATCAATTTATCAATCTGTCAATCTTTCCTTATAAATCTTTCTGTCTATCTATATCTCTTTCTTCAATCTATCAATCCTCTCTAATAATACTTTGAACATCTCGTATGCTTCTTTGGCATCTTTACTATCTAATATTCCTAATATTTTTAGAAACTCTGCATATGGTATAACTGCTGCAGCACCGCCCAAAGCTAATATTGTAGTTATTGCCTCCTTTAGTTTGTTCTCATCTACCTCACTTTGCGGGAAAAAACCGCTTACCTATCTCATCTATCTTAGGTTTTAACTCGTTAGGTAGTTTTTCCTTATTCTGAATTAGCCACATCACCACAGCTTCTTCTATAATCTCAGTCATATCCCTGTTCAGATAGACAGATACTAACTTCAGTACTTGATAGACATCTTCATCAAACGCTAATGTAGTCTTCTTTTTTGTTATCTTTTTACTTTCGACCACCTCTGTCCCCACAGATTATTAAGAGAATTCTCTTATATATCTGCATCTTTATGGTTGGATTGATAGACAGAAAAATTTATATATTCAGATTGATAGATTGATAGATAGAGGGTCTGAAAATGGAACCCCAAGAAGAAAAACTCGTTTCCCAAAACGCGGTTTATTTTTTGTTAACTCTTGGTCGAAAGGAGTATTTTTCAAATCTGCATATATCGATCGAATTAAATGAAGAGAAAATACAAAAAACGATCTTTGCTGACGATATTAATATCGCTAAAGTACTCAAGACAATCAAAAACCTCTATAACCTATATGTAGATTCGCAATTGGATGAGACGCAACAGGCCATTAGAAAAGAAATGCTAATAGAAGTAGCGAAATTGTTGTACCTCTTTGGGTGAGATAGCATGAGTGAAGAACTAGAATATATCAAGCAAAAACTAGATGAGATACTTGACGAGTGTATTTGTAGTGACCCAGAGGAATTAAGAGAGTTAGAGGAAATCTTGAAGAAAATAGAGTATGTTCTCGGGTACTGCCAAATGGGTGATTAATAATGAAAACGCAACTACTGAAACAAATCTTTAACAGCCAAAAAGCAGAGGAAGAAATCGAATTAAAAGAGCCTCTAAAACTGAGCAGAAGTCAAGTTCTAGAATTATTGCAGATGTTCGGTAAAGTGCAAAGGTCGATTATCACTTCACGCGGTGATATATGGACTGAATTACTATTTTATGATTCGGGCGTAAAAATAGTCATCACATATGAGATTCAAGATAACAAAATCGGGATTCATAAAATCAAAATGGTGAGGGGATAAAGCATGGCGAAAACACTACATGAACTTATAGATGACTTCTTTAAATCGCAAGACAAACAATTAGTGATTTATTTTGCAGAGAAGGTAGAAGTTGATGAAGCAGAGTTTAAGGAGCTTGTTGGTAATTATGTTCCGATAGATTTTGTTGTAACTGGGAAAGTTAATGTTGACTTGTATTATATTATTAACAAGGGATATGTTGAAATAGGATACATCAAAAAAGAACAAGGCAAATATCAACTATTGAGTATTCATGCCTACAAGGAGTGTGAACAACAATGAAAGCAAAAGTCGAATACATTAAACTGCCTACATCACACTCAAGATCTTATAGAAAGATAGAAGCGACAAGAAAGGGCGATACTATAGAGTTAACATTAGAAGACACTATGGATGTCGTTTCCTTTAAACTACCGCCACAAATGAACAAAAAACTAGAAGAGGTTGCAATAAAAACGAAAAAATCAAAAAGTGAAGTAATCAGAGAGGCACTAGAGAAGTATCTAGGTGAGTAATATGTTCAAGTGTCCTATGTGTGATTTCGTTTCTGTTACCTTGTTTGCAGTAAAGCAACATGCCAGAAGGGAACATACTCTAACTAAATGCCCAGTGTGCCAAAAGCAGTATAGACATCTCAATCAACACTTCTATTTTCAGTACGACATGGAACATCTTGTTTTCGCTTTCTTGTTTTCTAAATACAAGCTACCATATCACGTTAGACTTACAATCAAAAAGAAGTTGGAGGTGGAGTAAGGTGTACCAGTGTCTGAAGTGTGGCAAAATCTTTAAGTACAAACGCGAAATCAAAAAACACATTAAACAAGTCCATAATGCACAAATAAGCGAACTGACACTAGAGCTGTCCTACATAAAATTCAATGTCAAAAGGAGGTGGCTGTGTTGGAGTGGGGAAAGATGAGTCAATCTGATATCAAAAAATATCAGAATAAGGGGATCTTTTTCCATCTCAGTAAGAAAGAGTATGAAAGGTATAAGAGCTTACCCCCTGAGCAAAAGAAACTAATACGGGCGGTCATTAAGGCATTAATCTACAATCCGGATTTACTGTCTGAGGCTGACTATCTGTTTAAGTTAATGCAAAGTAAAACAGTCTCACCCTACGTTTGTCCCCTCTGTTTGACGCCCTTTAGTTCGTCCGTTAGTCTGAAACAACACATCCGTTATACGGAACACTCAAAGGTCTGCCCGGTGTGCGGTAAGGAGTTTAGAAACACGGATTCAACCCTAGACCATGTTTGCAAAAAACATAATATCTGCGTTAGTTAGGCAATATTTATGTCTTTAATTCAAAAGCCATGGTTCAGAATACCGGCTTACTTAGGTATTTTCTTCTTTTCTTGGGGTGTAGAAGCCTTATATCTACAAGTAATGAATAATGAGTTGGCATATAATTTAGGTATATTCATTTTAGGTGCATTAGTCCCTTTCTTGGTCTCTCTAGTTTCGACGTTTAAGTTTATGAGGAAGGGTTACTTAGTAGGGCCTATAGTACTTAATGTAGTAAATTTTGTGTTGGGCCTATTTCTCTATGCGTTAATTCTCTTAGGCATAGCGGTAGGTACGGGAATGGGTTAGGCTCTTTTAAAACTCACTTTCTTTTCTTTCTTCAATGAAGTGGCCACTTCTGTTAGTTTTAGTTATACCTCTGTTAGCCGTTTCTAGCTTAGCTTCTACACAAAATTCTATTCAAATCATTTCAACGCCACCTGTAAACCCGCCTGCCTACAGTTACTTCTACTTGGAATTCCAATTTAGCCCTACGAATAACACGCCTCAGCCTTACGCTATCTTTGTTGGACCCTCAGTTAATAACCTAACAGAAGTTGCAGAGGGATATACATATCCTAATGGCACAGGCTATGCAAGAGTTCCCGTCATAAATTCCCAAATAGAATATATTGATGTCGTGTGGGTGAACGTTAACTACACACTAATTCAAATTTTTCCTCAAACTGTAAACACCACAAATACTACAACAACAGTTAATATTGAGAATAATCAAGGCTTTACTTTCAGCCTACCATCGTGGGTCTCGTGGGTGTTAGGTTCAGTTATCGTCTTAATTTTCATGGGAATCGGGTGGAAATTTATGGGACCTGCAGGCTTAGCAGTATTCGGCGTTGTTTCAGTCTTCTTAGCAAGTTTCTTTGGTCTTATACCCTCTTACATCATTTACATTTTCGTTTTCATAGTTGCGGTAATTGGAGCAAGAGTAATAACAAGGCAATTTGGTGGAGGTGAAGAAGAATGATTCTGAGAAGAACTCTTTCCCTAATATTATTCCTTATTATAATAATGGAATTGGTATCCAGTGTAGGAATGGCGTCATCACAATTACCACCGCTCTACGTCGAGGACGCTGTAAACTCTCAGATTAAGACTTTATGGAGTCAATCGCCTACAGGGATAGACGCTTTTCACGAGGCACCTTCAGTAAATAACAGTTTCTGGATTGACGATAACGCAAAGTTCCTAGAATCTATAGCGCCATGGTGGCAAAGCTATAGCAGTTACGTTAGTGATATACTTCAATTTATTCAAGAAGGTGACGTAAACGGGTTATTTATAAAGAGATTTGAGTATCCATTAAATCCAGTTCAAGCAATAACTATTAACGGCCTTTCAGGGTACACAAATGGGTTCTACGATATCGTTGGGAACCCCCTTAATAATACGATGAGTATAAGGAGTTACTACAATCCTACTTTGGCCGTAACATACCTATATGGTAATGTAGTTCAGTATCCTAACGGGATCTTGGTGAATATGGAAAGCGGATTAGAGAATCCTATCGTTGATGGTGGGTTCGGAGGACAGGGTGGGCAAAACCCACCGTGGGTATCCGTGTCAGGATTCGGTAATAATACTATTGTCCAAATAGAGAATTCTGCTAAAACTTATTTAGATTTAATAGGAACTCCTCTCTTCGGTTCACCTTCAGAAGAACTGCAGTTTAACTTACCTATAGTGAACATTCTACCTCATTACCTCACGTTTTACGATGTAGGGGGTGTATTAGGTAATTACAATTATAAACAACAATTCATAGAGTTTAACATAACATTGTTCTTGCAGTCATCGTCGATAAATAGAGTGTACCTTCTGTTTGTTTGGGAAAATTCAACATCAGGAACACTAGTTGAAACTAATATGCCCGTATACTTCACTGCAAACGGTCAGTGGCAACAAGTAGTAGTTACTGTGCCCGCATCAGTCTTACCAAAGTATTGGAACTTAGGTAATTTAGCCACAGTTCCTCTGTTGATAGGAATAGGTTTGGACGTTCCGTCTGCATCCACTGGAAACACGGGTATATCTGTAGGTTCTATTTCCACATTATACCCGACAGTATTTGGGCCTACATTTAATGAAAAGGATTATGGCAGTTACGTAGTGTTTAATGAGAGTTGGCATAGTAATTATTTGGATGCTACTTTCTGGCTTTCCTACATTTTAGGACAGGGCGACGCTATTATGGTGTTAGCATCAGCCCCGATAAACAATTCATGGATTTATGTTGGATTTAACGGTTTGGCAACTATAGGGACAGGATACACAATTCTAGAAACCCCTAATGGTACTATAGCGAACCATAATAACGTTAACAACATTTCATGGGCATATTTAGGGGATAATTTTGGTAGGTGGTTCCTCTTAAGTGTGAAGTATGCCCCAAACTGGATAGGTGACTTTCAATTATTGTCCATGTTCCCCATGGCCGGTTCCTCTGATCCTTACATTGATACATTAGGTTATGCGGTATATATGGGGGATCCAACGGAAGTTAGGAATACTCTCTATTTTGGAAACTATACTACACTTCCCGGTTATTTCCAGTGGGTGGAAGTAGCGTTCAAAAACACTAACAATGGAGGGATTTACGGTTTCTTCCTAATGCCGTCTGTTGATTATTTAGTTTCACCTAATACTATTGTTAATGACTTATTCCCCTCAAACTTCACGGGATATAGTCCTTCGACCCCTCCTAATTATTATTGGAACGCCGTTTGGGGTGAGAATTACTACGAAGGTGAGATCATATACGCTCTAGCGTTGTTAGGGAAATACGGTAATTCGCAAGCGTTGTCAATGGCAGAACAAGCATGGAGTGCTTATTACAATCAACTAAATCAATATAACGGTTCTACTTATACATCTTCTCTAGCCCGTTATCTGATGGCTACTATACTCCTAAATGAAATAACAGGAAATTCACAGTACTCTAACGCATATACGACAATAGCCAATTGGTTGTTACAGTGGCAGAACCAAAGTAAATATGTTTATGTTCACATACCTATGTGGTATCACAAAGATCCCTACGTCACTACAGTAAACGGATATACCTCGTATGGATATATAATAAACGAGACTTCTAAAATGGATGTAGGTACTGTGATTTCTGGAACATCAATAGCGTTAAACTTCTATGAGGACATACCGCTAAATACTTCCTATGGAATTTCTCTAATTACTAACGGAACCGGAAAACTTCCATTCACCTATACTAACAATCTAAACGTTTCCGGTACGCTGATTACCTATATTTATCTTAACGGTGGAGGTACGGCGACTACTGCAAACATAACCATTACGGTGCAGATTGCGTATAACGGCCAAATACTTCAGACGATAGGTACGGCAACAGTAAATGATGTACAAATTCAACCCGGTGGAAGTTCCGGATCCCCACCATACTATCCAGTAAAAATAACCGTTCCGGTTCTTACTACTGTAAATGCTCCACCTAGTTCAACGTTGGTAATAGCGTGGAATATCAAATCCTCAACTACAGTTTACGCACTTATAGATTCTACCAACGGCCCAAGTAATGTAACAATTCCATTAAGTTGGAAGAACCCGTTCTACGGTGAATTCACAATTCCGCAAATCTATAATCCCAATCCAGGAGTACATAATTACCCACAACCATATTTCTTAGACGTTTCGGCAATAAGCGGACAAGCACTGATGATGTTGTATGATGTAACGCACAACCCAACTTATCTAGAAGATGCAGAATTAGTAGAAGGATCAATTCATTACAGTGAAATACCTACCCCGTCATATTCCGTCTTAGGGGTTAATAATGCACCTGTTACTTACAGACTGTGGGTATATGGTAACTATTCTACTGTAGATGCAGACTATTACACCTACAAGGCCGAATTAGTATCAGAATTTGCGGATGCAGTAGGGAATAATACTTTAGCATCGTTAGCAATTAGCAGAGTATGGCAGAGGACTGAATATACTTATCCGACATCATACATCTACTATGTATCATCATACGGCTCAGGTCTTCAGATGAACAGTGAGACACAACCATGGGGCGATGTAGCAACTCAAGATTATGTTCAAACATGGGCTCCAACTAACTTAGACCTATATTGGGCATCATTGCCTAAGGAAGACTGGATCATTAACCAGACATGGAACGGAACGGCACTAAAAATATACCTATATTCTTATTATGAAAATAATTTCCAATTATTGTTCCTAACACCCACAGTCAACTTCAACGTAATCATAAACGGGAATTACACTAACTACGGGGCTAATCATCAGATACTAGAAGTCACAGGAAACGCGAAGATAGGAACAAACGTTATCATCATAGTACCTAACCCTACTAACCAGACTTCAATAAATACCGGAACCGGTACTACTACAACTTCGCCTGTGAGTAACATATTCAATGGGTTTAACCTTACACCACAGGAAGAGGAATTATTCGGCTTTATAGTGTACTTTACTGTAGTAGGACTAACCTATCTGTTCTCAAGAAATAAGACGATAACAACACTAGGCAGTCTAGTAGGTGTGGTAATCATATGGGCTTTAGGATTATGGCCGATGTACATGTTATTCCTTGTTGGGGCGGTTTCCCTATTCATGATGTTTTACACGATAAGAGAAGGAGGGGGTGAGGAAGATGGGTACTAAGTTGATAATTAACGTAATATTCTTCGATATAATCTTAGCAATTTTAATGATGTCGTTCGCCTCAATTCAACCGCCTAACATTTCTACTCCGCCTACCGTAGCACAAGCTCAAGCACAGGCTAACATAACGTGGAACCTAACCATAGGGAATGTATCATGGGGTTGGATATGGCCGTTATTCTACTTTGTGGATTGGCTAATCTGGATAGTAACGTCAATCTTCGCCGTTGTAGTTTTCATTTTCAATGTGTTCACAACGTCGTTAAGTCTGTTAGCGTCTGCCCCTGTTGTAGGACCTTTTCTGTTAATGTTTGCAGTAGTTATCAATTTCGTGTTGATTTGGGAAATAATCAAGCTAATAAGGGGGTACGATAATCCGGGGTGAGCTTATGGCAAGAGCTTACGCTAATATTTTAAAAGGCGAATTAACTCGAAGGAAAATACTGAAATTATTAGCAGAAAACTACGCCCTATCTGTTGCGTTTATCTCTCATTCCGTATTACTATCTTACACTGCAACAATGAAGCACCTGAAGATACTGAAAGAACAAGACCTTATCGAAATGTGGGAAGAACAAGGAAGGATTTATGTTGCATTAAAGGAAAAGGCGAAAGAATTGAAGAAGGAATTATCAGAAGAGAAGGATAAAAATTGAAGAGAGTTTAAACTTTGTTGGGCTTTTTATAAAGCTATTTACGTTTTTCGTTTCAGACCAAAGATGAGTTTGATCTCTGGTCTCGTATCCAAAGTTAAAGGAGGAGTTTCAAAGGCTAAAGTAGTCTACTACGTAACACATATCGAGAAGTACTTTAGTAAGGAGCAGATAGCAGAGGCAACCAAGATCTTCTACCAAACTTGGGACGGTAACATTGTCAGTTCAGCTAAGAGATTTGTAGAAGTTGCTAAGGCTAATCCTAAACTTGCAAAAGCTGAAGGCGTAAATGTCGGGTTGCTCATAGCGTTATTCATATTTATATTAATAGGAATAGTGTTACTGCCCGTCATCACCTCAGAAGTCAACAACCTAACAAGCGGTACAGCACCTAGTGTCACAGGTACAAATGCAACATTACTTGACTTAGTACCATTATTCTACATCTTAGTAATAATAATTGTACCAGCAGTAGTAGTATACAAGATGATGAAGTGATATGGAGTTCGATACCAACGTCAAAACGATAATAGCTCTTTTTATCTTCATCTTGGTAGGCATAGTATTCTTTTCGCCAATAATAACATACGTAAATCAAGTATCATCGCCCGGTAGCTACACTACTGTTGTTTCAGGGACTATAACTACTAGCAGTTTCGTATCAAATCCCTACTATGCGGGGTCATCTGGTGCAATTATAGCTTCACTAGTTCCAATATTCTACTTGTTAGCAATCATAGCGGTTCCAGCGTTCATAATTTACAGGATGGTAAGAGAGAGGTGA